AAATAGTACCTTTACTTTCTTTTTTAGTACCCACACCTTGACCACCAAACTCGGTTGTCTTAACAAGTTGAGTGTGGCGCACTTGTATTGGTTGATTTTTTTTACCTTTTGGATGTCCTTTGACTACTGCAGCAACAGCACTATGCATATTTAATAGATAAGATTTTCTTTGACTTGCATTATTATAGTCTACAGTCTTGCCATCAGTATATGTTACTGAAAAACTTTCTGACACAAGAATGCCTTGTTTTTTTGTAGCAAAATCATGACTCCATTTCGAAGATTTAACTAAAACTTTATCGAAAAGTAATGTTGATGTTTTTTCATAACTCTTATTAGGAATTATTCGTTGACCTGTTTTTGTAGCATGGCCTGCTATATGTTTTGTTGTTAGACTTTGTACATTCGCCATAGTTTTCTCTCCGTATTAGTCTATTTATGCCATAGCGTAACACACTTATCTGATAATGTCAATCTCTTTTTCGCCTGTCCACACTTCTATATCATTTCTCAATCTATTATCTTTCTTTAGATTATCATATCTATTTGATGCTTTCTTTTTCCACCATTCAATGATATTTTCTAGATTATGTTTTTCATAATTTTCTTTATCTTTGATTATCTTATCAGTTTTGCCTGTAACAATATCTACAAAGTTTTTGATACCATAATTTGAGACATAGTATCTTTTCTTCTCAGTTAAATTCAAGGCGTTCTTGATAGTATTCTCGAAGCCTTCATATTCTGATGTGCCTTTGAGTGCAACCTTTGTTAATGACATTATCTTATTAGATATTTTTAACTTACGAGAAGTAGCATCAGCTGGCACTAGAGGTNCNCCAATAGCATCTTCAACATATCTCTTTAAATCTTCATATATTGGTCCATGCATCATAGGAAGAAAAGCAGAATCAGTCAAACCTTTGAATCTTATTAATGGTTTCATACCATCATATTGTGAGGACGCCTTGGAACTGCCATATAGACTTGTTGTCTCAAACATACAGGTGTTCATTTTATATTTGGCATTAAGCCTTTCACGAACCCAATGTGAACAACATATGGCGGCCAATAATTTACCACCAAGATAATTAAAACCGAATGGTTGCGATGGCACAATCACAAAACCCATCATTGTGGTTTTATTAAATGCTGAAGCTCCTTCTGCAGTTTGCGAGAAGACCGTCTCCAACATTTGGTTTCTTGGTTTCATATTAATTACTGGCGAACCAAGGCGTATAAACCCGACCCATTTCTGAGTATTTTTTTCTAATACAGCCAACCTTAAACATCTACCAGGAATACTGGTCATATTAGAATGAGACGAAATCATATTGAGATAGATGTCCCATTTGTCTTGTGGTAATTCCACAATTTCTAAATCCATATCTCTTGGATGAATACTAAAATCAGAAAACAAATCTTCTTCTGGTCCCATGCCTGGTAAAACAAAAGGCCTATCAGCAAGAGAGTTTAGTTTCTGGTCACGAATNTAATCATCGATTCTTTCAAATCGGTCAAAGTAATCTGAATATACTTTAGCACAATGTATTGCTTGTTCTTTAGTTAAACTCATATTTTGAAATCACTATATCCGTTTTTGTTTTCACGACTACCGAATGTATTTACTGGCTTATCGTTCTGTGTGCCAGTATCTAACAGTTCAAGTTGTGCATTTGGTTCTGCATCATATAATCTCATTTTGGCTCTATCAATACCAACAACGAATCTCTTATAATAAGAGGGGTCATTATATCTATTCTTTAATTGTTTAACCATAATCTGACCAAGATTCTCAAGTTCTTCATTATTAATTAAAGCAAACATNAAGTCAGCTGTTGCTGGCAAACCAAATGATTCTGAAGTATCTTCTAGACCAGGGTCTGAACTAGTAAAGCCGCCTCTTGTGGTTTGTGTAGCAGACATTATTGGAACATTTGCTTCTACAGCCAAACCTCTTAGTTCTTCTGCAATCGATTTAATATATGAATAACTATTTACATTAGAACCTGGTCTTATACGAGCAGATGTACATATATTTAAATAATCAATAAAGATAATTTCTGGTTTGAAACTCTTCTTTAAAGCAAGTTCATTAATAAGAGCTCTGAAATGTAATGCAGAGGCAGCTGCAGTAGGATATTCTTTGATGATTAATTTACCATGTGTTTTACTTTTTAAGTTCTCAAATTTAACATTGAAATCTTTCTTACTTAATGTATGTAAGTCTGACATTGTAACATCTAATAAGTTGGCATCAATTCTTTCTGCAATCTTTTCTTCAGACATTTCTAAAGTAATATATAAAACATTCTGACCTTGAGATAAACAATTAGCAGCCATGTGACACATGAATAATGATTTACCAACACCAGTACCAGCAAGAGCGATATTTAAAGTCTTAACTGGCAAACCACCTTTAGTAATCTTATTGAATAAGTCTAAATCAAATTTAACTTTGTTTTCTACTTTATGCATCATCTCAAATCTAGCATCTTGGTCTTCAGTGTAATCATGGCCAACATGACTATCAAAAGATACGCCAAGGGCATCTGATAAGAGTTTTGGTATTTCACCTTTTGGTTTTTTGTGTTCTTTGTCATCAAGTATTTGAACTGAATCCATAATAGCATTATAGATTGCTTTGTCTTGACAGAACTTTTCAGTCTCAGTAATTAACCATGCAGTATCAGTTGGTTCATTCTTAGTGAGATGAATTTGTTTTAGAAGTTCAATAGATTCAGAAACTTGATTTTCATTCAAGTCTTTTTTCTCTGTAAAATTAATTACAAGAGCTTCATGTGTTGGTGGATTTTTGTATTGTTGAATAAATTCAAAGACTTCTTTAAAGACTATCTTTTCAGAATTGTCAGCAAAGTATTCAGGTCTTATGAATGGTAAAACCTTTCTTGCATATTCATCATTGTATATCAGGTTCTTTAGTATTGTCGATTCTAGTCTGTTTGTCATGTTTTTGTTGTGCCATTATAATGTCGGATAGAATTTCTCCCATAATTTCTTGAAATTCTCCGTCTTTCTCAAGTTCTTCTATATCATGTGTGCCTGGGGATAATATAGTAAAACCAAATTGTAATCGAGCTCCTTCGCCTTCTTCGACTACCCTCGCTTTATGATAATGATATAGAACACCTTCGTATTCTGGTATCATTAAACCAACCGCTGTCACAGGTGCATCTTCAAAAGATGTATTATCTGGATTGACAAATCGCCAATCCACCTCCTGTTTATACTTTGTCTGTTTCTGTTTGCTTGGATTCATTGTTGTCCAAAACATCTGGAGATAATAAGCCACTCTCTCCCATAATGTTAGAATAGGCAATTTCATATTTTTTCTTCACATAGTCTGAGAACTCTGGATTATCTAGAATAGATTTCATGAACTGCTCGTTTTGAGTATCAGCCAATCTTACCTTATCTTGAATTTCACCAGTCGCTCGGTCAATTTTAGCATACCATCCTGGACTTGGTTTAGAAACAAAGCCTCCATCTATTGCAAGAGAGATTAAACCGGAATATTTTTGTATACCACCTTCCCACGATACTGATATAGGAATCTTACTCTTTTCTTTTACATATCTAGATTTTTCTACATTAATAATAAAGTTATATCCTGTAACTTCTTTTCCCTCTTTTTCTTGTTGACGACCAACAATGTATATACTATCAGCGGAGTAATAAGAACCTGTACCACCACCAACAATATCTTTAGGGAACATACCAATTTCTTTGTAAGTATGATTAACTACAACCATTGGTATATCTTTAAGATTTAAATGTGGTGTAATCATTCTGAATAGAGACTTGACTTGTTTAGCACGAGACATGTCTGCTACAGATTTACCGTCCATTGCATCATCAACTTCTTTCTTAGAAGCAAGATTACCAATAGAATCAATTAGAATAATAATTTTATCACCACGCTCAATCGCCTCTAATTGTTTCATTACATCAAACTTAAGTTCTTCGATGTTTGTTAGAGGAGTATGTAAAACTCTTTTCATATCAATTTGGAATGTTTCAAAGTATTTCTTTGGTGTGCCAAACTCTGAATCATAAAACAATAATACTGCATCAGGGTATTTGTCCAAATATGATTTTGCCATCAATAAACTAAATGCAGTTTTAAAGTGTTTAGATGGACCGGCCCACATTGTAAGACCTGGTGTTAATCCGCCATCTATTTTGCCGGACAATGCCACATTTACCATTGGTATTTCTGTGGGTATCATATCTTTTTCAGTGAAGAATTTAGAACCAGAAAGAATAGAACTTTCTTTGATGGTTGAATTCTTTTTTATTTTATCAAGTATACTGCTCATAATTTGTGCCTCATTTACATTTTCATAATTGATGATTTAGGAATAAGTTTATTGTTCTTATCAAGGGTGGATGGTACATCATTAAAGGGTAAGATGTCAAGCTCTTCTCGGTTCTTTGCCTGTCTATATGACATGTTTGATGCTACCAATAATAGTACAGCCAGAGGGTCGAAAACAAAAATGATGATAAGTATAACAAGTCTTACTGCCTTGTCGATGATATCTTTATCAGAATACCCATAAACTAATTCAGCTACATATTTAATAGGACCAATCTCAGCAGATAGTTTATTTTCTTCAGATAAAAGCGGAAGTCTTTCTGTAATTAGAACTTCAAGTTCTTTTTGTGTTGCTAGTACAAGTGCATTAGTTTTTCTACTAATTTTCTCAGGGTCATCACCTGCTTTTTTAAGCAAGTATTGAAGTTTATTGTTTAAAAGATATTCTCTCTGGTCAAGCATTTGTATTTTAACTTGATTAGAACCTATCATTATATTAGTATCAATGTGAGCCTTTGATAGAAAACCAAAAATACCCATTGAAGTAATTAACATAAGCAATACAATAGCTACCAAGAAATAAGTCTTCATAAGAAATGCAGTTTCTTTCCAGTTATTATATACCCACGATGCAGTTACTAATTTAGCAACCTCTAATGCACCACCCATAATAACGATTGGCCAAAAAGCACCAGGAAAGATTTGTGCCAAACCAATAATAGAATAATAAGCCGCTATCGATGATAGAATTATTGCTGTAATAAATGGTATTATGTAATTAGCTTTCATTGGCGATTTCTCTGGCGAACTTTGAAATACTTCTGGTATATTTGGTACTGTATTAATATTGCTTAACAGTTCTGGTTGTTTAGAATTAGGTTCTTGGACCTTATCTTTTGGTCTTAATATATTCATAGTTGCTTATTTATATTATCAACCAAAGAACGATTCAAGTGAGTTTGATTTCTCTACTTCCCAACCAATTGAGTCTAGAATAATTCTGAGTGGGTCTACAAATGATTTCTGAAATTGTAGTTCATAATCTATATAGTCTTCAATATTGAATTCTTTTGGACAACTATTAGTAAACGATATCACATCAGTATGAAAGTTGTTTGGTTGTTTAAGATATATAAATTTAATCTTTTCGCCTTCTTGAATTCTTTGATGTCTTTTCTTGAGACCTAGTTTATCAAGTTGATGATTATATACTAATGCACCACGAACATGAATAGGTGTGCCTTTACTCCATATAGATTTATTACAACTGTATTGTTTAAGACCATTCATTGACCTTGGAAATGCAATGTCTTCTACTGGTAGTTTTTTGAATTCATCTTTGAACGCAGCTATATAATCTTGAACTTGTTCTTGTTCGCCAAGTACTAGAAGTTTCAATGCAGATTTAATCTTCTCACGACAAGCACCAGGTGTAGATGATTTAATTGCTTCTAGACCTTGAATCTTCATTTGAGGTTCAGTGTATTGAACGCCTTCTGAATTATAAACATTAAGAATATATCTTTTCTTGGCAGTCCAGATTGCTTTGTCAGCCAACACTTCTCTTTTCATAACCATCTTTTGTGAATATGCATTAAGATAATTTGCGAGTTCGCCATAACTTTGGTCAATAAAAGGTTGTAGTTTATCTTCACAGAATTTATCCATGACTTCGATTGCTTTTTGTTTAGCAAATTCTTTTTCGCCAAATACTTTAGTGATAAACAATTCAAGATTGAGATATACTGAATCTGTATCTGATGCGAGAACATAATCAACAGCTTCTGTTTGCAATACTTTGTTTAGATATTGATTTAGTTTCTTCTCAATCCAACGAATAGATAATTGACCTGCCATTGTAATGCCTTCTGCTTGTCTTACATCAAAGAATCTAAAGTATTGATTACCTAGAGCACCATAAGCAGAGTTGAGACATTCTTTTTTAGTTAGTTGTAAGTTTGCAAATCGAGATACAAGAGCCGCATAATTACTTTTTTCTTCTGGCGTAGTTGCATCTTCATACTTTTGTTTAGCATCAAGCATTTTCTTTTTGTATACAGTTCTATCATTATACATCTTCTCAAGAATCTCTGGTAAGAAACCTTGTTTTGTTTTCTTGAAGAATTGTCCGTTTGGAGTAAATGCAACTTCTTTTACTTTAGTTAAATCAATTTCTTTAGCAATTAACCTATCAATATTTACACCATCATTAAGAACATCTCTCATATCTTTTGTGTATCTATCAGGTTCAACAATTGTATCTGGCGATATATTGTATTGCATCATCAGATGTGGATATAGAGAATTTAAGTCAAACGATGCTACCCAATTGAACAGTCCTATTTGAGGACTTTTTACATAAGCGCCTTCGTAGGCTGCATTTTTACTTGAGTGACTTTTAGGTGGAATTGCAATCTTCTTTTGATAAAGATAATTATGTACGATTGTGTCCCACATACGAACTTGTGTAAATATCTCATCAAAGTTCACCTTTGAATCATAAGCAATTGTAATTGCCATTTCTAACAATCTGCCTTTCTTATTTAACTTTTCTACAAGTTCTACATCACGAATATTATACTCAATGAATAGTTGATGATTCTTTTTATATAAATCAAACAGACCATCATATTCAGAATATGCTATCTTTTTACCAACGCCTTCTGATTGAGCAATTGTATCTAATCTATAATTATCTTGTGAACGACTTGTTGAGAATCTTCTGAACAATCTCATATAATCTAGTGTTGCAATACCTGATATATTACCAATTTGTATTGCACGACCATAGAAAGTCTCATCTCGAATTGAAACATATCCCCAAGGAGATAGTTTCTTCATTGTGTCTTCACCTGCTATTTTAGCAAATCTATTAATGATGTAAGGTATGTCAAAACCATAAACATTCCAACCAGTGATTGCATCAGGATAATTATTTGTCCAGACTTGCATGAACATTTTAATTAAATGATACTCATCTTCACATTGAAACCATTCAACATCTTCTCTATGCTTTTTGTAATCACCAATACCAAACACATAATACTTATCTTTGTTTGAGAATTTTACAGTGATTGCAGTGATAGGTTCTGCTGCGGCTTTTGGTTCAGGAAATCCATTCTCAGAACCAACTTCGATATCGATATTGGCAATGCACAAGTCTTTATAGTCCCATGCAATTACTTCTTCTGGATTGTTTTCTGCGATAAATGGATATTCGAATCTATCATTACCATAGACTTTAAAGTTATCGACATCTTTATATTTCTTAAGAAAGTCTTTAGCTTCTCGAATAGAATTGAACTTCATAGGGTCGAGTGACTCACCATGAAATGTTTTCCATTCAGTTTGTTTATTTGAAGGAACAAATAAGGTTGGAGAGTATGTTATTTTTTCACGATGTCTTACACCGTTTTTAACACCTCGATAATATATATTGTTTCCTACGACTCTTACATCAGTATAATATTTTGACATGTACCTATTATACTACTTTTTATCACGAATAGAGGCAAGGTCCGTAACTGATGCTTGTTGAATGCCTGAACCAAATACAGTGTTGTATTGATTTAGAACTTCTTTAACAGGTGTTGTTAAACATAGAACTGATTCTGTAGGAATATCTATTCCTGTTGCAAATTCAGCTGAGAACTCCAAGAATGGAGCAAATCCCACACTAGAAGAACCGTCTTTTTGCATTTCTGAGTACAGTTGTACTGGTTTTTTGATTTGATATTTATCACCTTTCTCTTCAATCTGAGCTATGATTGTTTGATTCGTTTTAAATGTCAATATTTTTATATCTGCCATGATGTATTTCTCCGCTAATTAAGTGCTTATTATACTATAAATGATGTGTAAAATGAGGCAATTATTAAAAGTAATCGCCAATTCCGCCAGTTAATGAACCAGTTTGAACTGGCTTTTCCTCTGCAGGTTTTTCTACTGGTGCTTTTGGTCCACTTCCCATAGAATATCCACTTTCATCTTCTACTGGATATGATGGCTCTTTAGTTTCAAATTCCCAACCTTCTTTTACAAATTGTTGAAAGTTTGGTGGTGTCCAAGTTCTTGGTTTTAGAATTTTACCATCTTCTCTTTTTGTAACCAAGCCTGTATTTTTATCAATCTTAATTAAATTATTTGCAGCACCTTCTTTCCAGATACCGTCAACATCCAATCCTAATGAATTCATGTAACCAAGAATAACCCATATAGAATCAAAACAAGCATCAATGATTTCTGGTTTGTCACCAATGGCCATACTTGTGTGTAATTCAGCAATCTCTTCTTTTATAAGATTATAATATAGGTCAGATTGTGGTTGATTAACCGTTGTTGTAGTTTGTCCTGCGGCTTTCATAAAGGTCTTCACATCTTTATTAAAGTTTGTTATTGCTTTAGTCATAATATTTTCCTTGTTATTAAATTTCTACCCAACAAAAAACCCACAGTGAAGTGGGTTTAATGATTTTACTATTCTGAATCGTTTAGTTTTAAAACAACTCTATATATTGCAAATAATTACTTATTCATAACATACATAGTTACTTCAAACCCAAAACGCATTTCAGTTGCTGATGGAGTTGTCCACATAGTATTGATTCCTTTTTAAAAAGTTATATTAAAGAACCAGGTCAGCAGAGAGTATTTAAACAAGTCTGCCTTGAGATTTAACAAACAATTTCTATTTGTTAAAGGTATTTTATACTACTTGACAGCTAAAAGCAATAGAGAAAATCATTAAATTGGTCTAGACTATTTTATTAGTCCTACTTTGTATACAGTTTTGCCATTTTCTTTCATGGCAGTTAGTGCTCTCTTACGATTAGTACCATCAGTTTTGTGACTCACATGAACCCAACCAGAATCATCAATACCTGGAGTATAAAACTCCAATATGACTTGGTCGAAGTCGAGGTTGTCTACAATATACTGAGCCAGGTCTGCATTGGCGACACCAGGACACTCTATGTCGGCAGCTTCACCGTGACAGTGTTGTGATTTAGATGAACCGCCTACTGCTTTGTTAAGTTCTGGACCACGATATCCTGAATTGATTGTTGTTACACCAAAATGGTCTCTAACTTTTTGAACAACATTATCAAATAAGGCTTTTGCATTTTCTAGATGGCCTTCATTTGGAGTGTTATCAATATCCATTCGAATAGCTGTTTGACTTTTAGTGAATTCTTGTAATGTGAAATTTTTAGATAATTTCAATTTTATTCTCCCATTGCCTTAACTTTACGGTTATTGGTACGAACACCTGTAGCAAGTGCATCGATTATTGCATTTTTAAAAATATAATCGTTCTTGCCGCCGCTAGCCATAGTTTTAAATTGTTTGTGTAGCTTAAAGTTCTTATCAGTTTTCTTGTGTGGTTTCTTTTTATAATCTATATCTGCCATTATATATCTCCAATGTTAGGAAAGTGGGAGTTTAAAAACTCCCACCGTTCATTTACCTTTACCTGTTTTACCTTCATTTAATAGTTCTGGCTTAAATAAATTAAGCGCTTCATCACTAATTTCAATATTGCGAGGTTTCTTATGTTCAGGAATTACATTCTCTAAACCTATTCGTAAGATGCCATCTGTATATTCAGCACCACGAACTTCCACCGTATCGGCAATTTTGACTGTTTTGGTAAAAGAGCGAAGACCAATACCTCGATGTAAATATTCAATATCTGATAAATCTACATTTTTGGATTGTTCATCTTTGTTGCCCTTAATTATTAAATGGCCATCATCAACCTTAATATCAATCTCAGACTTATTATATCCAGCCACAGCGAGTTCTACCACATAATGGTATTCATCTACTTTAACGATGTTGTGAGGTGGAAATGAGGTTTGACTATTGTTGTTAGGTGTTGATGCTAGCATCTGTTCAACTTCACCGAATAGTTGTTCGAATCCGAGTGTAGAATTGTATAGAGGGCTAAATGAAAAGCGTTGACTTAATGTCATGTTATTTCTCCTTGTGTTAAGCGAGTTTCAAAAAAGATGACCCCGAAGGCATCATCAAATCGGCAGTTTTAAACTGGTCTGCCAACCAGATTCTTATTTATAAAGCATTGCTTTAATTATTCGTGTTCTTGTGGTTTTTTGCCTATGTTATATTTTGCAATTAATTCCCAATCATCTTTTTCTTTGTATGAGATAATCTTTATTTGATGTAGAGGTGCAACATTATCTTCTAATGCTTTTGGTTTTAGAATTTTAACTAAAGCCCATTCCTCTAATAGTTTTGCAATTGCATTTCTTCTTTGTATATCATTTTCAGATATGTTAGATGGTTTTCCATCCAAGCCAAACAATTCCTTAAAATGTACAATATAATATCTACCTTGTTTATGTAATATATGACAAGATTGATATAGAATCTTTTCTTTACGAGAAGATACACCAATTCGTGTGAGTGTCTCACGAACCTTTAAAAAGTCATCTTGATGATTAAGAGTGACTTCAATGAAATCGTTTAAGTCTACCATAAATTTACCCTTTCTTACCTAAGCCGCCTGTATTGACTGAATTGGCAATTTCTTCTATTTGCAATTTTGTGAGGGTTGAGAGAACTTCTCTAGCTTTTGAATTTGAGATATTATAGACCTGTTTGATACATTCTATATTTGCAATCTTCTCAGTCTTCACCCATTTAGCAAACGGTCTTTTGCTTTTTCTAACTATATTTAGTAAAAAATCATTCTGCAATTTACTTTCTAGGTGATGATGTTGATTCATTTCATTAGCATAAAATATACAGTCTTTATGGTAGGATAAAGTACGATTAATTAAAAATGGTTTATAACCAAGTTCAGTTATATCATCAACAATTAATTGTTTGCCACCGTATAATATTTGATTTGAGTAATCGAATGGGCTACTCATTATTTAAATTCGCAGTTAGCCATCAATTCAGTTAAACATGCAACTAAATTAATTTCTGAATCAGCTACAAAAGCGTTCTTGTATTGATAGTCTGCTATAATCAATACTGCTTGAGGTATCGATTCTTTCTTCATCATATCATAAAGAGCTTCATAAACTTGTCTAAACACCGTATTAGAATCTATGTCGGTTGTTGCAACCCATTTACGAATTGAATTAAAGTTCTTCTCTTTTAGATATTGAGTAATCTGGTCAATTTGAACATTGCCAATATGAGCCAAAATGCCTGTATCAATCTTTCCAAATTGTGAGTATCTTTGTAACTCATTAATCACTCTTCTGAAATCAGGAAAATGTTTCTTAATCAATTCAGCAATTACAGCTTTCTCATAATCAACTTCTTCTGATACTAGAACTGATTCGATTCTTTGCATAAACTGTTTGGCAATTTGAGACTTCTCATTGCCTTTAAGTGAGAATTCAACACCTGCACATCTAGAATGTAATGGTTCAATAATACGATTCTTATAATTACAAGTAAAGATGAATGAACAGTTTCCTGAGAATTCTTCTATTGCATTACGAAGAGCCGGTTGAGTTGAATTTGGATTTAGATAGTCTGCTTCATCCATGATAATAACTTTTCTGCCACCAACAAGTGACATTGAAGAAGCATAGTTTTTGATTTTAGTTCTGAATGTATCAATACCACTTTCGTCAGAACCATTAATGACTAGATAGTCACAACCAATTTCTTCGCACATAGCCTTTGCAACAGTTGTTTTACCAACACCTGCACCACCAGATAAAAGAAGATTGGGAATACTTTTTTGATTGACATACTCTTGAAATGGTTTCTTTAACCTTTCAGGTAATATACAATCTGCTATTTTCTTTGGTCTATATTTCTCGACCCATAATAAATGTTCCATTGTTCACACACCTCATAATATAATATAATAAATTAAGATTCAAACTTAGAACCTTGTTCAGTTGTCACCCAATATTGTAAATCAATATCTTTGTTTTTGAAATGCGAAATACCTTTTGATGAAATATTTACATCATAGTTACCTGGCATTAGTTTAGATAAGTTCTCTGTTTTGAAAACCATTTTATAAACTTTGCCATCGCCTTCAGCAATTTCAAGAGTGTTTGTGTGTGATGAATCGTTAGAAGTATCTAGAGTAGCAAGATTAACTTTTGCACCTGTAGATTCAACTGCGATTTGTGGAGAGGCCAGAACTGCAGCTGTTCTCATGATATCACTAAAATCATCAGCACTCAATGATATAGAAATCTCTGGTTCAGGCATTGCAAGTTCTTTTTCTGGAGGAGTAACAATCATTGTTGGTTCACAAAAACGATATTTTGTTTTTGAACGGCCTTTGTTACTCACAATGATTACATTTTTATCTTCAAATTCAAATGTCGGGTCAGTGCCTAACGAGATAACAGATAAAAAGTTGTTTAGGTCATAAACGCCAAAGTCTGCAGGAACTTCTTCAGTAATATTCACTTGTGCTAGAATATTCTTATGAGAAGATACAGTCTTTAGTGTCTTGCCTGCTTTAAATAAAATACCTTGGTTTATTGCACCAAAGTTTTTTAATATCGATAATGTTTCTGTCGAAAGTTTCATAATATAGTTTCACCTTATAATAATAAATTTTGTTTCTTTTCACTTACTTTAACATCCTACTACAAATATTGACATAAAAGAGGTAAACTTGAATTAAAATTCAAACTTAAGTCCAATGCCAAATCCATTTGAATCACTATCACCTCTTTTTAAATCATACCCGGCATTTAGTGATGTGTCTTCTAAAATCTTATAACTTATTCCTAATTTAATTGTTTGGTCATTTTGCTTATGGCCAGTATCGAATGAATCACGAAAACGATAGCCAATTTTAGTTGACATCTTATCGTTAATTTTATATTTTACTGAAGGAGTTATAGACCAATAACCAAAGTTATCTTTTGTGGTGTATTTGTTACCAATACCAAATCTCAATGAAGAACTCCAATCATCGGCAAGTTTATGTTTACCAATAACAGCAGCCTCTACTCTTGTGTTATTACTACCAGAATCTTTGTCTTTGATTCTTGAAGATATTTCAGCATCAAAGTATTCATTAATATGTTTACCAAACTTAGCAGACCATTTAACAGCATCACTTCCTCCTGTGTTACTCTTTTCTATTCCATATTTAATGCCGGTATAATATGAGGTCTCTTCTGCAATAACATTTGTGGTCAACAATAAAGCTATGAGGGTTTTTTTCAATCTAAGGCCTCCATTTGTTTGATTCTTTCTAGTCTAATTTTCTCA